ATCAAACCAGTCTTCATCTTCCATCCATTTGAATTGTCCTGATTTAGTCGTTCCTTCAAAATCTAATTGAACGTCTGTGTTAGTTGGCACTTTAAAATTAAAATGGCCAGCGGTTAAATCTAAGGTATCTGTAGCTGTTACCGCATTGGCAACGGCACTTAAAGCACTTCCGGTGTGAGTAAAATACCCGTCGTTTGCCGTTCCAAAATAATGTCGCAAACTATCTATTTGCGATATATCACACCCAACATTCATCTTATAGGCAACAATACTCAAGGTATCTGTAGCAACATAATTATTGGCTACAATATAAAAAACTGAACCAGAGTGATATATAACACCAGAATTGCCTGCCCCCCAGGAAGTATTAACCCCATCAGTCCCATTTACAAGATGCCCCGTGCCTGTCCCTATCGTCCAACGAGTTAGATTATTAGTCCTTAACTGGAAGTCGTGTGCTGTCATTGCACCCACAAAGCAAGTACCCAAAGTGGAAGTTCCCATTATAAACTCAATATCATTTATAATGTCTCTCCCCATAAAATACGCTTGACCTGCTCCTTGCGTAGCTATAGTAGAAGCCTTTTGTTCATTGGTAGCCAAAACAGCAGACGCCTCTCCCGTTTGCCCGTTTTGAACATTATGGATTTGAAACAATGGGGTGGCAGTTGTCCCAACACCTAACCTTTTGTTGACATCATCATAAAAAAGGAACGAATCTCCGACTAAGGTTTTATCGTTAGAATAAACTATTTGGCCGTCAGTAATTGCAGGGATGTTTACATTGCCTTCAAAATACGCATTGCCTTTAATTTCCGTATCGCCTTCAACCAATAAATTCTTTAAACTATTTCCAATATAATCAGGCAAGAGATTAGAAGTTGTTCCGATTACTTGAATATCATAGGTATCTAATAAAAGTTCTGTTCCCGTTCCGCGATTATATAAAGTCCAGACTTCCTGACTGGTTAAGACATCATTAAATACGGTTACGTTATCTATTTTTCCGTCAAAAAATACACTGCTATAAGCTACTCCAAGTTTAAGGAGAGCAGTGTTATTATAAAGAGTTACGGGAATTGCACCCGAAGCCAAACTTGCCGTAACCGCTACTCCATTAATGTATATTACGCAAGTTCCGGCATTATAGGTAAATCCAACAAAAATCCAAGACCCTTCGGTTAATAGACGGGATGTTGTTTGGTATTGCCCTTCCAATGTTCCGTCTGAGGGGTCGCCAAAAAGAACCCCTAAACTGGCTGTATTTCCACTTATATTACTTACGTGTAATAGCCATTCTCTTTTATTTCCCGTAGATTCATATTTCCCAACTATCCCTTGATTGTTTATAAGGTTATCCGCATTTATCCAAGCAAAAACCGAAAGTTTGGTCGAAAAATTATAGTCGGCAGAGTCCCCACAGTCCACATAATCGTCCGTTCCGTTAAAATCAAAGGCATTATTAATCTTTCCGGCTACGCTCTTAGTCGCCGTGGTATCTCCACCTACCAAAGTGCCGGTATTACTGTGTCCGGATGAGTCCGCTACTACCGTATCGGCGGCATTATCATTTAGTTTCCACTGTCCAACACAGTCACCCGAAACGTCCCAGTCGGTTGTATTCACTCCGCCCAGAAGAACCCTGCCAGCTAAATGATTTAATGTTCCCCAATCTATATTTGTTACTCCTGTTCCCGAACCTATCCCTACAGTATTCGGTGTGGTCTCAAAATCAAAAATGAGGTTTTCATTATTTCCGGCACTTTTTAATCCGGCAATAGTGAGAACCCCATTTAAAGCGGTAAGGTTTACTCCCGTAGTTCCACCGATTTTAAAATCTCCTGTAACCACAAGAGGCATATCTACTTTAAAACCAAGAATATTGGTATCTGACCTTGATAAATGAAAATAATCATCGCTATCATCTAATTGCCACGTAATATATCTCTGTGCAAGGTCAGCAGTAATATATCCATAATGGCGCAGAGGTAAATTATCAGTTCCGTCTGCTAATCCAATCGCATTAATTGTACCGGCCAATCTTACAATATTTGTTGGTATCCCACCTATCTTTATTACCCCATTGGCGACATTTGATTGTATTGCCATATCCCAGTTTGAGTCAATATAAGCCCACTGGTCATCATTAATATAAAGATTTAAATAAGTATCTCCTTCTGGCGCCCTGCGATTAATAGATAAAATTTTCCCATCTTCACTATTGTCAACATCAGTATCACCAAATAAAGCAACATGTCCTTGAACATCAGCCATAATTTTTAAATTCCCTGCGGAATTATAAACTTCAGTTATATTGGCAATTGGTACATTTAAAGTATTTGTTGCTGTAGTAAAACTTAAGTCTGTATCTTCAGTAAAATAAGATACACCTGCAAAGGGAATTGAACCGGCTGTCCAACCAGTTAAAGTTAGAGCAGTAGAAGCAAGATAATCTACATAAAGAGTATTGGTTGCTGGATTATAATTAAACTCGGAATTTTCCTCTGATAGCACGCCCCCTATCCCAATATAAGGAACGGAATTATTAGTAAATCCGGGAAGGGTTAAAGCTGTAAGGGTATTATTTAAAGTTAAATCACCAGTCAGTGGGTCATTTGAACAATCTAATTTTAGATAGGTAGTTGAACTGCCGGCATTAACATCTAAACTGGCCGTGCCATCTGCATTATCGGTTAATGCGCCATTAGTAACCTTTAGAAGATAAGGTGCATACACTATCGGAGAACCATCTTCTTCTGCAAAATCAGTTAAAAGCTGCAAATCTCCAGTATGCGGATTTACAGTGTCTCCGGCATATGAATTTAAGGTAAAAAACAAAACGCCACATAACGCTATAAGATGCAATAGTTTTTTCATCTATTCTCCAAAAGCACTGTCTGGTGTTAAATAATCTAAACCTGCCCTGGCTATCCACCCTGCGGCCGCATCTGTATTTACTGGCACGGTATATGTATAAGTCACTACCGCAGCAACCCTCACAGATTTAAGTATATACCAATATCCATCTGTATTTATATATTGATAATAAGAGGTTGCACCTGTTTCTTGATTCATAATAATAAAGGTAACAATATGCTCGCCCCTTTTATGATACTGGAAGAAATAATCCGGTATTTCAGGCATATTCTACCTCTTAGATATTTTTAGATATACTATCAAGAATCCCCGCTTTAATATTTGCTCTTTCTTTTTCTACGTCTTCTTTAGCTTTTTTTAAAGCCGCTAATTCTCTTTTATATCTTTCTTCTTCTCGGTTAAGTTCTTCCTGCCGAGCAGAGATTTCCGCCCGTTTATTCATTACAAAAATATTAAATTCATTTTTTTCTTTATCCAGAGTTATTCTTTTTTGGTTAACTTCTTCAGCCAATTTATCAGTGGCTTTCTTAAAGGCGACAATATCTTCGATTGGTTTAATTGCTTCTTCTCTCTTTTCAAGTTCTGTTGCTCGTTCTGTTTGGATTTTGGTAACTTGGTCTTGTTTTTTACTTATTTCCGCAACTTTTTCCCTTTCCATATCCAGAGATGTTTTTATTTTGCGGAGTTCATCGAGCATTGCTTTTAACTGTTCAAATAATCCGTCCATAATTCCCTCCTTTTATTTTTGTGCTGAGTAATAAGCGGTTACATCTACTTCATCGTCACCACCTGAGGCAGTGCCAGTTCCAGTGATTATCATTCTAACATAACGGACATTTAAATCTTTATTAAACCAGAAATAATAATTCTGGTCGGTGCTTGCTCCGGTGCATAATGTTTCTGATGTTTGTAAAGTTGCACCGCCGGCATAGTCATAAAAAGATGCCGGTAGCCAGACCGTATTGTCATATGAAATCTGTAATGTTACCGCAGCCGAAGTGTCGTTTCCGGAATCGGTCTCATCAGCATAAACATAAAACGCTATCTTGTCATACTGGGAAACATCAATCCCATCTGAAGTTACCGAAGTTGGGTCATTATCAAGTTTAGTAGTTGCAATTACAGTCCCATAAAAAGCGTCTTTTGCCAACACTGGGGCAGAACAAAAAACCAGAATCAGTAATGCTAACAATAGTTTTTTCATATATCCTCCTTTTTATTGAGTTATTAAAAACAAAAGTGCCAAAAATAAAGAAATAAATAAAAATAAAATTATTTCTTTCTTCATTTTTATTGGTCTCCGATGGCTATTAATGTGATAGTTGTCGCATCAACACCTGACCCATCATGTTTAATCGTAGCTATACTGGTTGAACCTGTCGTCATTCCCTTTATAGCTACAAACAAATTATCTCCGGCAACATAGCAATTCCCTGCAACTGCATAATAAGTATTAGCAAAATCAGTATCCCAAAAAATAGTGTAGGCACCGGTACCATCATCCCTGATTGAAGAAACATTATAACTGTCGTTTATCGCAATTGTTCCGGTTCCATTAAAATTTATCCATCCCTTTACTATCATCTGGTCCATTGCCGCAACTGTTTTATAAGCTGAAATTGTGGTTCCATTTGATTTTACTATTCCGTTTATTGCCTTTACAATAGGGTCAACTTCAACTTCAACTTCTACTTCAACAAAGCTTGTCGCATCTACTGCAATATTTTCAATTCCATCACCGGTTGCATTCCACCCAAGCAAATAACCAGCCGCTGGCGAAGGCAAGGAATATTCAGTAGTTGAAGCTACACCGGCCTTTATAGTTCTGTCTAAAGCTTCTCCTAACTGTTGAGTAATCATTATTGCCCGGTCAAATCCTTCTTCTAAAACTTCTAATGAAAAAGTTGTATTATCAACTAAATCGGTTCCTTGAGTCATTGATAATACTCTTCTAATGACAAGTTGTTCTGTTGATGCCGGGGCAGTAACCATAGTTACATTGCCGCCTTCGGCCTCTCCCACACCATCAACTGAATAATCAGTCGTTATTGTCTGTTCTTCTTCTGCCCCGGTTGCAATGGTAACTATAGTCACAATTAAATCGGTATCTTCAAAGATTTTAAAATTATAAGGGAAAATAGTTGTTGAATCATCCCCAGTATAAATAATTTTGTTATCAGTTGATGCTACAGTTGCTATAGCTTGGCTCTGTAAACAAAACAATGATAAAGTGAAACATAAAGCTATAAATAGTTTTTTCATATTTACCCCCTCAATAAAGTTTTATGTTTTTTCTTTTTAGTAGCGAAATCCCGCAAATCTTCTTTGCTCATAGTTAAAAGACTGCGATTCCTTTTATAAAGTTTTGACGGATTATGTAAAGCAATCGCCATCGCTTTTCTTTGTTTTTCTGTTTCTGCTGGCATTTTATCTCCCTATTTTTGGCCGAGAAGATTTCTTTTTCTCGCCTAGTATATACCTACGATACCTTATTATACTTTTCACAGGTAGTGCTGTTGTCGGTTCTAATATAGAAGCCATTAATGTCAACCAATCATCACCTGTAATTTCTTTTTTGCCAAATTTTGATATTCCTAATTCCAAATCATCAAATAAAGGCGTAGAGAATACTTTCCAGGGATCTTGTCCAGTGATGTTTCTCATAGTATAAGTAACAATATCATCTATTATAGGGAAGGCATCGAAAGGATTCACCACAAGTTGAACTATAATTTCATCTATTAAATCTTCGCCTAATTTTTCTACATCTTCCGGCTCTTCTCCGCGCATCCAAGCACCGATCGCTTGGATTAAATGTTTTGTTGCAAATCCAGAAGAGACATAAAGAATCGGCTGGATGACAGCATAAATTGTCATGGTTTTAATATATTGTTCTAAAGATATATCTTTATTCCTGTAGCTTATCCCAGCATCAACCATTTTACGGAAATACTGATTTGAAGTATTTTTAAACGCTAGAAATAACCTGGCAAACGGATTCCGGCTATTTTGGAATTCAGACCGGCTTGAACTTAACCCCGATTGCTGACTTCTCAGTGTAGCTTTTTCAAAGGTTTCAATCGCTTGAGTTAAACTTTTCCCTTTTGCCATTTCTGCTTTTACTAATGGATAACCACCATAAACAATAGAAATCATATCGCCGATTCTAACAAAAGATGTTAAAAAATTATTGAGGCCACGTCGGACAGAATTTAATTTAGTTGCTCCTTCCATCGCTTCTCTTACTGCTTCAGAATATCCTAAATGGAATCTTTCTTCTAAGAAAGGTGCGTTCTTCCACATAAAATCAAAAGTTGCTTTTGGATTCGATATGCCGGCCAAAAATCCTATTGTCCATTTAAAAGCATTCATCTCTTCAACGTAATTTCCCATCGGCATTAACTGCCGGACAAAAATATTAAGATTAGGAACAGATATTTGAGCTGATACCCAATTATTGATTGCGTTCCCGAACCAATTACTAATAGCATCTAATTTGCCCATTTGTGCATTTAACGAAATCCTATCTATCTGATTCATTAAAACTTGATAAACATCTTCGCCGAATTTATTAGTAATAGCGTTTTTAACTTTTCTATCCATGAATAATCTTTTTAATGTTTCATATTCTCGACTTAAATTATCTATATGTTCAGCTTGAGCAATGTGCCGATGAGCTTTAAACCAGGCATTCCTAGGGACCGGAATAACTCGTCCTTTTGCCCGTTCTTTCATAGCCGACGGAGTTTCTCCTTGCATCCTAATATCATCAAATACATCAATCATATGTTCTGATGTAGCCGGCCAATAGTTTTCTATGGACCCTAAATCTCGACCGGTAATCTCAATATTGCGCTGATTAAATATATCTCTATATCCTTGAACTACTTCCTGTAAGTAATCGGCAAAAGCTATATCTTCTGGGAGTAAATTATTGATTAAAGAAGTAACTTGTTCTTCCCCGTAAGATTCGTAATAATCATTTTGCTTCTTCTCATTCTTAATAGAATTATAAATATCTATGATTTCGAGTTTAGATATTTCAGTGGTTAGCCCTTCAATATCAGTAATGGTGTAATTTTTGATAGCCATATTATTTAATAGTCGTATAACATTTTTTTCGTCATATATTTTGGCTGTATCTCTTATTATGCCTTTGGTTTTAAAATACAAAGCTGTATTTCTGTTGCTTTCGTTTATTTCCGGATTGTATTTTTCAGCAAGTTTTTTTCCGCAAATCGAATTAAGCATAGAGTATATATTTGAAAAACCACGACGATATATATTGACTATTTTAGTTCTAGCGGTTTTTTTATTTCCTCTAACCCGTTTAATCTCAGAAAGCATCTCCTCCACTTTTTCTTGCCGGTTAAGGCGTTTAATAAAATCAGCTTCATCTTTTGCTTGTTCGCCGATCTCTTTCATCATCGCTATATCTTCAGAAACTTTTTTGAATATATCTAAGGAAGCTCCTTTACCATTTGCTTTTAATGATAAGAAGCGCTTTTTGATTAAATCAGATTCACTATTAAATTCATCAGGATAAGCATCGAGTTCTGCTTGAGCTTGTTCTTGATTCAAAGAGTTGTAGCCCCTCAAAGTTTCAAATAGCTTATTGCTTTCATAGTCGTATTTACCGATTTTTTTCTGGCCGACTTTTACAGGTTTAGTGCTTTTCAATTCTTTTTTTATCTGTTCATCTAATTTGTTTTTCTCCGTCGACTGCAAATATTTTTCGATTCGATTAGTAATATCGCCAAAAACTCTATCGAACTGCTGTACTGTTTGAATATTTTTAATGGTCCTAATAAATTTGGCTTTATCTTTAGCTTCTAAACCGGACCGTTCTAATAAGTCTGCAAGTTCAGTTTGGATGGTTTCTATCTCTTCTTGAGCTTGTATCTTTCCGGCTCGGAACCCTCTTTTAATATTATCTATTTTTTGTTTTAAAATAGTAGTAATTTTTTGCGTTTTCATTTCTGCTTGCAAACCCTTAAATTGTTCTCGCTGAAAATTCAACTGTTCTCTTAAATCGGTTAAAACTTCTGCTTTGTTTTCAAAAAGATTTATACCGGCTTCATTATATTGCGGTGCGTCTTTTATAGCTTCAATGGTAGCTTCAATACCTTTAATTTCGACTTTATTTTTTTCCGCTAAAGTTAACCTCTTGTTTTCCTTCTCTTCCATTGCGGCAATTTCTTGTTGCAGATTAGAATCCACAAAATCTTTTATCTGTATATTACTTATAGATTTTTTAGTTTCGGATGACAGTTTTTGTATTTTCGCACTTATATCTTCTTTTGTTATTTGTGTCTCTGTTCTTTCAATCTGCGCCTTGTTCCAGATATTGGTAAGCAGAGGTTTAATATCTTCTGTCTGGGGGGTTTGGGGCTGGGCTGCCACAAACTCCTCCGCACTCTTATATTTCTTCGCTTCCTCTATCAATTCGCTCTCTAAAGGCATTTCTGCCCCTTCCGCAACCTCTACCCCTTCCAGAGGGATAATCTCTTCGCCTGGCTTACCTAGAGCAGGGATTTCAGCTTCTTTTGGCTCCGCCTGTATCTCTTGTCGGATGTGCTGGCGATAGGTGACTAAATCAACGGCTGCGCCAGGCAATGCTAAAACAGCCATTCCTGGGGTTGCCTTCTTAGCAACGGCAATTAATCTTTGCGCCCATTCCTCCCGGGAAGGAATTACATTTGGGTTTTTATCTATCATTCCGGCCAAGGCTTCTGTCGAAAGCTGAACCACTTCCTGTAATTCCTCTTCCGCTATTTCCCCTCCAGCCGTTTTAAGATAATTTCTTACCACCCCGGCCAAAGCGTTTTTAGCTATTTTGCTTTCAAGGGTTTTGGCAAAAATCTGCTTAAATGGAGCTGCCAGTAAATTAAGCTGTGCTGTTTCAATAATTCCGATTAAAGTACCACCAGCCAAAGAAAGCGGACGGGCCACATCTTCAGATACTCCCTGTTCTATCATATCCAAGAACATGTTTCCCCCCTCAAAATCCAAGGAATATTTGATTATTCCATAAGGGAAGCCAACTGCTATACCAGAGGCAAAAGCAGACGGGACCGTTACCGCTTCTTCAGGGAGAAACGTAAAAGGCGGAAGTTGTCCAGCCGCGGCTGTAATAGTACCGAAGCCAACTCCCAAAGTAACGGCGTTTTTAAGTCCTTCTTTTGTAGCTCCAAGCATAAAAGGAACTAATTCCGCCGCTTCTCCTAAAACAAACTTTACCGGAGCATCCTTAAAAGTTATATCTTCAAGTTTTCCAGCCGCTTCAAGTTGCTCTAAATACGCTATATTGCCTTTATTAAGAGCTTCGGTAGTATCCATTCGGCCCCACATTGCTTCTCGGCCATACGCTCCCCTGGTGATAGGTAAATAACCCTTCCTAAATTTATATTTCAAATAAGGTGCAAGAGGCGGAACATCCGGAGATATTTGGTCCGGTTGTATCGGTTTAGCACTCTCTAAATCAAAAGTGCTTTTCCTCTGTGCCGGTTTTGTTTCGGTTTCATCTATAGGGATTGCAGTTGCTAAGTCAAAAGGCATTATTTAACCTCTTCTATTCTTCCGTCAGGGAAGACTCTTGCTTTATTTCCGTGTTTATCCATCATTAAAGTACCGTTTTTATCATTTGACAAAATACTAGGATTTAAAATTTTCCTTGCGTCATTTAAGATGCTTTGCCCTTCTTCGGCTATATTTTCTTCAGTGATTTTCCCTTCTTTATATCTCTTGACTAATTCTTTCGTCATATCAAATACAATCGAAATTTTATCTTTATAAAACTCTCCGGCTGTACTAGCCCAGCCAGAAAACATATCAATCGTAGCTCCAAGCAATTTCTGTAATCGCCTCGGCTTAGATTTGAATTTTATTGCACCTTCATAAAGAGATTTGACTTGTACTGATAATTCTGCCGCTTCATTTACTTGAATTTTTTTATCTGCAACCGCTTTCGCAATCGCTCTTTGAGCTTCCCTCAAATCTTTTTCTGGGCTTAAACTATCCCTGATTATTTCAAGCCATATTTTTTTATCTGTTTCATACTGGACCGATTCTGGATCTGTTTTCCATTTAATTAAGTCATTCCCAACTTCTGGATCTATGCTACCATTAGAGATTGCTTGAATTAAATCCTGCACGCTAGTTTTATCAAGGTTTTCAATGATATTCGCTTCGTTATTTAACCACATCTGATCTCTTATAGCTTCAGCTATTTTTTGATTTCTCGCAATCTGCTTATCTGCGACTTCTAACCATTTAGCCGTTTCATCAGCTGTTAAATCCTTAAAATCTCCGGAGAGAATCATCTCTTTCGCTAAAGTAGCATCGATAGCTATTGCATTCCTTATCGATGACTCTTGCCATTCTTTTTTAATTTTCTCTTTGAAATTAAAAGCTTCAACCTGATCTATAACTCCTAACGAGACATTATCTTGTATGACTTTGTCTCTTTTCCATTCTATCAGCATTCTTTCTTCTGGAGTTGACGCGTCATTATATGCGTCTTCAAGAGTTTCAATATTTTCAAGCATTGTAGCTTTCATTGAATCAACCTGGCGAATTCGGAGAGTCTTTCTTATATTAAAATCAGCAGTTATCGCATCTTTCTCAAATTCATTTTGAAATTGAGTACGGGCAGATGGGATAGAAATCAGTTCGCTTGTTTCATCTCTGATTTTGCTTATTTGCTCTTGATATTTAGGAATATTCCAAATATCCGGATCCTGAGAAGCCGCTAATTGCAATTCGTTTAATTTCTTCGTCGCTACAGTATCTGCTTTTGTAACTTCTTGAAGTGTGCGCGCTTCCAGAAATTTATTTGCAACAGTCTCTAATGTTTGCCCTAAAAATTGAGTGATCCTTCCTGGGATACCAGCAACTTCAGGACTTTGCGCCCCGATATTAGGATCTAATTGTCCGGCACCTGCAGATCTTTCTCCTATCCCAAAAGGTCTTGATCTGACATTCGGATCCCTAAAAGCTGCCCCAGGACCTATTGTAAGACCAACTGATGATTTTGTCCTCGGTACTTTAGCCAAATTTTTCTCCTATCTATTGTATAAAAGCGCATAATTTACAGCTGAGGTCAAAAGTGTCTTCCCTGCACTAACATATCCGGAAGTTCTTTGCGCTCTTGCCGTCCGTTTAGCTTTTTCTGTTTCAGCTTTTATTTGTTTTTCGGCTTTTTCTTTCTCTACTTTTACCATCCATCCGGCTGCATCGAGAGCTGTTTTTGCCGTCCATTCTCCACGTTCTATAGCTGCAGCGGCAACTCGTTCCCGTTCCAACGCTTCTGAAGTAAATCCGGAAGCTTCAACAAAAGTATTAAATTCTGTAGTGAGTATATCAAGCTCTGCGTTTGCCGCTGATTCTTCCATAACAATTAAGGGGCTTCCTGAAAATATAACTCCGGATTTAGAATACAATGCTTCTTGTGTCGCTTTAGTTGATATAGCAACTTTTTTCTGTTGAAGAACATCAAGCCGGCCTCTGGCCTTAACCAAATCAGCTTGATGTCTTAAAACATCCGCATTGTATCTTTCCGATTCGGCTATTTGAGTAGCATTAAATCTTGCTGTTTCCGCACTTAATTGAGCATTAAATAATTCTGTCTCTGCGGCAAACCGAGCATTGAAAGCTGTAGTTTCAGCATATTGCTGGGCGTTTTCTTCTATCGTTTTTGCTGTTGCCTGTGCTTCTTGAATCTGCCCAAAAGCAGAAATACCTCCACTGATTAGACTAAAAATTGCCAGTGTTGATGATGATATAGCCATAAAATTTCCTTTTTATTCTGTTGAGACATCAGAAAAAAGCTCTACATATAAAATATTAATGGGAAGCGGCTGAGATTGAATAATATAAAATTCACCCAGTCTATCCCATCCTAAAGAGCAATCAATTTCTTTTATCCCTGTGAATAAGCTTGGAGAGCTTCCCAAAGGAATAGTTGATTCATGTGGTATTGGAAAATATTCATCTTCTGTGCCAAATTCTCCACCCAATGTTTTATATAATCTAATAAGAGCTTTATGAGCTCGTCTTACTTGTCCAATATTGAAGCCAGTCGCAGAACTATTAACCAAAGGTAACCCTTTTATCTTTGGGGTGTATGGTAATCCAATATGCACTACTGCGGCTTTTGAAGTTAAAGTTATTGTTCCTGTAGCTGAAACTATTTGTCTTGGTCTGGCTCCGCCATCAGCAAAAATATCAACTTCTGCACCAATTAAATGAGTAAGTCCTGATATTAATGTTACCATTTTTCTTATTTCGCCACCATTGAAATAAGGAGAAAATCCCGTGCCATCAATATTTTCACCGGTCAATGTTGTTAACTCGAAAGTATGGTCTGTCTTATTTGCTACCAGATAAAAATTATTGTTTAATTCTGTCATACCATAAACTTGAGTAATTTTAATCTGGTCTCCATTAGATAATCCATGAGAAGTAGCAGTAATCACAACCGGATTTGCTGCGGTTGCTCCATACATAATTATAGGAGAATTCAAAGTAAGCCCTGAATCAACAAAAAACATTTCATGGTCATAAGCAAATTCTCGAGGCATAAAAAATTCTATATATTGTACATACGCTCCATTTATATATCTTCTTACAATAACCCAGACTTCATCATCTCCTTCTTCTATTGGAACTACTGCTACGCTTTTAAAAGTTGCGTGATAGACACCAGTTGGGTCTCTACCGGTAATTTGTCGGGACCAAGCAATTACACGTTGGTCTATTTGGCGAGTAAGCGTAGCCATTAACCCATCCGTTCTAACACACCATAAAATATCATTTGGCGACTGTTGATAAGCCATATCAACAATTCCATCTCCTAAAATATGGTCGGATAAAATAGTCATATCAAGAGCTTTCTGACTATCTGTATCATAATCATATCCCAATTCTCGTAAAATTTTTAAATTTCTTTGTATAAAATAAACAAAATTTCCTATCCGTTTAGGTATAATTTTTGCTGCCCCATATGTAGTATCTCTTTGGACAACAACAGAAGAAGGGGTAATTGGAGTATTGCCGGCACCAGAACTTAAAGTAAATGTTCCCCCAGAAGTTCCTATTCGTAACCCATCGTGGCCAGAAGATAACCACCGAATCGCATTAACTTGCTCTGTGCCTATTATATATATATATGCATCGCTATCTTCTGCCCCTGCCGTCATATCTTCAAAGCTTTGACTTACACTGGCCCATACAGTTTGGGGATTTTGGGTTCCTTCTCCTCCACCAAAAATTAATCTTTGTTCATGAAATGTAACCGAACCTGGAAATCCTTGAAAATCACTCCATGCTCCTTCGGCCCAATCTGTTGTTGCTGCCGTATCCGATAATGTCGACATAACAGTAGCTTCAACATGTTGAGCATCGATGACTTTAGTAATTTTGACATATCCTTGGACACTATCTACTTCACCGTGTATTTTAAAAAGGGATTCATCATGACCAGCTTGGAAAAAATCAGCTGAAGCAACAATCGTTATATTCCCTGTGGTGCCGGAAGGCGTAAGAGTAATATCGGTTATATTATCATCTAAGAATGGGCCGCAAATAAATTCAACTTCTGTAACTGTCCATGATGTTGCACTTAATCGTTGAAGTTTCATTGGTTTATGAGCCGGATGTACTAAATACATAACATCAGCGGACTGGGCATATTTTACATCAAACAATTCATCTTCTTCGTATAAAGTGGGAATTTCCAAAGGGCCGGAACGAGTAGCAATACCGCCTGAAACATATGCCGCATATCCAGTGCTATTTATTCCTGATAATTGATAAGTATTTATTGTTCGATTGGCGACAGTATATGAATTTCCATTTAATTCAGTCATTCCAACTACATCTGTAATAACAACAATATCACCATTTTGAAATGGATGATTTGGCGACGTTATAACACAAGTAGCGGCCTTACTGGCTCCAGTTATAGTATGGGTTGTATTTTGGACTTGACCTTGGTCAGTATAGAAACGGAAATAATATTCGCCCATTTCTAATATATAAGATTGTTGAGTATTAAATTGAAAATCTATAAGACGGACAATTTGTTCGGAATTTTTTACTTCGGAGACAAATTTTGTTCCTGGTCTTCTAATTAATCCACCGGCATTATGGATAAGGAAATTCTCAATTATTTGTGCGCCATTTTTATAAGTTTCTATATCACATCTTCCCAGAAGAAGAGGTGAAAATTCCCCACTGCAAAAATTGGTTATTAGCGATGTTTCTTTTGCCAATGGAATTCCCTTTATCTTAACAAGGATACCATGTTTCCATCCCTGTTTGTCCACTTAATTGACCGCTTCCACTTATACGAGATAATAAAATATCGTCTTGCATAATACTTTGCGGGCTTCCCTGTTGACTATCTGTCGACATTGCCTGTGGCAATTTCTTTTCATAATAAATTGTAAAAAGAGTTTCAGCTAAAGTTTTTGAATTGGTGATTGCTATTGCCATTTCCGCCGCTAATCTGGCAACTAAAGCTTCTGTAAACTTAGGGAAGAATTTCATCGGGTCAGTTATCCGCTGCGTATATTTTATTTTTAATCCGGATGTATTAGATAAAATTTTATCCCCTTCAATTCTAACTATAGCTGAAGGGATATTGGTAAAATTTATTTTTAAGCAGTCTACCGGCTTTTGATATACTACCGTCATGAAATCTTCTTCCCAGACTGGTTCTTCTGCCAAGGTCGCAAGGACAGCTCTTTTTTGCGCAAAATTCCAGATATGGTCAGTTAAAACATAATCCCGGGTTGATGCATATAAAGCATTACAAAGTCGTGCATTTTTTGAATTTTCTGTTAAAGAAGCTATTGTTTCCGCTCCAAGAGCTATTAATGCTTGATTGCATATACTCACTTCTGATATTGCGGTCATAGTTATCCTCTAATAAAAACGGGACGGGCTATTAAGCCCGCCCCATTTTATATTGTTTACGATGAAACACCGCCATTTGTCGCTACAACATACCAATTAGTACCATCCCAAATCAAAGTAGCTCCTTCTTGGTCAGTATCTAATGTAATTTTAGTTCCCCAACCGCAACTTGAAGGTGTGATATTCACTGAATCTCCAGTATCCGTATCGGTCTTAAAGATAAAATAGTGAATTTCACCAGCTAAACTTCCATCCTCTAAGGTAAAGGTATCTTCATTGGTATCTGCCCCACCATCACTAACTAAATAATGGATTGAGACAGTTTCATCAATGGCCCCAGCATCACCAACAGCTGTTGCAATTTCTGAAGAAGCAGCGTAAAGTCCGGTGACTCTAAGGTTATTATCTCCGACTGCTGTCGTTCCACCAACATCTAATCCACCATCAATATGTACTTCGTTTCCGCTTGGCGTAATCAACAAATCAGTTGGACAATTTAATCCGTTCCCAGTAATAGTAAGGTCACTGGAAATGGTAACATCCCCAGTAATATTTAGCAAATTAGAACCATCCGTTGCAGCTGCTAAAGTCGCCGAATGAGTATTACCGGCATCATAAAGAGTTAACACTCCGGCATTACTAATCGTAACTCCAACCGCTACAGTAGAAGTTCCTATATCTACACTGGGAGTCGCTCCGGTTAATTTCATCATTTGGACATCGGTGTCTGCATCATCGCAATTAAAAGTGATGTCCTGATTCGTCCCTGTCGCATTTAAAACTATGCTCCCATCATCAAGAGTAATAGAAAAATCTCCATTGCCATCACCGCTCATTGCAAAAGTTGCTTTACCATCTCCGGCCTGCGCACCGTCTTGCATAACAAAGGTACCGGCATCAACTGCATCATCGCCCATATTTATCGCCCCGCCAGTATATAAAATACCGTCAACGATATTTATGGCATGAGTACCTTGTGGGTCAATCATTAACGAAGCTTCACCCTTAACGTTAGCCGTGGCTCCGGTCCTTTCATCATCGATTAAAATAAACGGGGTATCGGCAGTCCCGGCTACAGCAGTCTGAAGAAAATTTAATTCTTCATCAGCCGCATCACATGTAATGTCTAATTCTTCACTGATTAGCGTTTCAACATTAATGCCCAAAGCATCACTACCGGCATTAAGCAAAAAGGCATCGGCCACATTATCGGTATCAATATGGAAGTCAATATCTACCGAACCAGAGTTAAACTCCACGTGGCCAGTTGCTGCACCAGTAGTATCTCCGAACATTTGGACAAATTGGGTATCCGCATCATTCATTTCTAAATTAACGGATATTTTACCGGCCTCATCAGCATCATTGACTTCATTAGCTTCTGCCAAAATAGTAGCAAAAACTATTTGGTTCCCTGCTGAATCGCTGGCTTTGAATTCCATTTTACCGCAATCATCACCATCTGCTGGAGTTGCTCTATCGCTTTCTAATTGGAAAATAGGACAATCAGCTGCATCTCTGGTATTTTTTAAATTCAAAGTAGGCATATTCGCGACAGCACTGGCTAATTTAGTCTCATCTGTACCAGCATCTATCACAAAATATGGCGCTGAACTGGCAGTTTTGACTACGGTATTAATATCTTTACCTGCTGAGTTTATGGCAATTGCACCTTGCCCAGCAGCCGGACCTTCTCCATCAAGAACTAAGAAATCCTCAAGTGCTGGAGTACCATCATCAAACATTACCTGGAATGTCAATTTCCCTGCTTCATCAGTATCAACAGTATCTTCTATTTCAGCAAGGATTTTTGCGACATCTGTTTCTGTTTGAGTGGCATCATCTGCGGAGAATAAAATACTCCCGGCATCATCACCATTTGCCCCAGCCGCTCCCTTATCTTTTAAGAAATGGATAGAAGAAGCTACCGTATCGTTAGTAGTATTTTCTAACGTAACTGTAGGCATTAAAGTGACAGCACTGGTCAAAGTTGTAGTTTCAAGGGTTGCATCTATCAAGAGATAATCGGCTGTAGTGTTACCATCATAGTGGAAATCAACATCTGCAGTATCTCCGTTAAACTCTATATGCCCCGTAGCCGCCCCGGTATCACCACGCATTACTAACATTTCAGTGGCTACATCATCCACCTCAACGTCTATAGTGAGCTTTCCGGCTTCATCGGTTGCGGTTACATCTACTGCTTCGCCTAAGATAGTGACAGCATCAAAAGTTGCGTCTCCATCATCACTGGCAGTAAAGTAAATATATCCGCAATCATCTCCATCACTTTCCGTGGCCCGGTCTTTCTCTAACCTAATAATCGGGCTGGTCGCATCATCTTTTGTATTTTCTAACCATAAAAGAGGTTGAGAAGCCGTGGTAGCTTCAGCTAAGGTAATACCAATATCGTTTAAAAGGAATGAATCGGCACTAGTAGAGGTTGAAACGACAATGGTATCAGCTGTATCATCTAAATTAATTGTAAAATCTTCATCTGCGCCAGCACTTAATCCCAAAAATGTAATCGCTCCATCATTATCAGAAGTTATCTGGACCCCAGTATCACCAATCGTAAGGTCAAGGCCACTGACTTTTAAATCAAGGGCGCCATCTAAATTAAAAAGCGTAGCTGCAGTAGAAGTCGAAACGGTAATCTCATCTGCTACATCATCAAGATTAATCGTTAAATCTTCATCTGCGCCAGCACTGCATCCAAGCAATGTAATCGCTCCGTCATTGTCACTTGATATTTTTACACCAGTTGCACCTAATTGAATATCCGCTCCGGTTACAGTTATGTCGCCTCCAGAAGACAAGTCATTTGCTACCTCCACATCTCCGTCTTCATCAACTGTAAAAAGAGCAGTATTAGTTGCTTGGGTCCCTTTAGCTACACCAAATACTTGCTGGTCTGCCCCTGGAGCTGCTGGCACCAAAAATTCAAATAATGGGTCGGTAGTTGCCGTTGCATCAGTTGTCGTGGTCACAAATAGACACTGGTCGTCAACTCCTTCATCATATTGAATTTTAACATCAGCATCTGTACCAAAAACCAAGTCCATATCATCAATAATCTCAATATCTCCGGTCGTGGTAATATCTCCATCAGTATCAGCAATCGTGAGTTTAGTTACAAAAGTACCGGAAACAGCCGTATCATTGGAAATTACTAAATCTTCATCTGCTCCACCGGCTTGCAATCTCCATTGGTCACCAGCATCACCGATTGCATCCCCAGCCAAAATCAATGAAGATGTACCATCGGCAGCATTATTACTTTTAACTAAGAAGATTATATCCTCTGTATTAGTTGCCGCCATAATTGTACCGTCAACTGCATTAGAAAGATACTCATCATCTCCGAGGGTTATAACATCACCTTCCATCGTAATATCACCAGCAGTTGTCATTTGCCAAACAGCTAAATGAGCGCCACTGGTATCATTGGTGATAATGAGACTCTGGGTACCGTCTCCATCAGATTGTAACATCCATTCGTCTCCATTAACTGCTGAAGCATTAGAAGTCAAAAGCAATCTTCCATCTTTAGCGGTAAATCCATATGCTTCAATCGTTGCATGTTCATCATTTGGAGTCCAACGAAGGACATCATCTGCTGGACGACTTAAAATATCATCTCCCATTGTGACTGAAGTAATGGAGAAAGTACCTGAAATCGTACCACTTACAGCCAAATTCCCCGTAAGAGCAACATCACCACCACCTGGAATAATAGCTATGTCGCCATCATCACCAGCCGGCGTAGCAATGGTCGGAATGTTCGCAGCCGTATAAAACTGAAAATAGTCATTATCATCATTCCGAGTACGAAATTCTACATCTCCATCAGCTTCATTAAGGTCAAAAATCACTCCACCATCAGAAGATAGTACATGAACATCACTTCCCTGAAAGTAGAGAGAAAGCGTATCACCATTTTCGATGAGTTTAATATATTCATCTGTACCGCCATCGATTATTTGACCATTCTCAAACACTAAATCTCCGGTTCCGCATTCAAGTTGAGTAGCGAAGAAATTACCAGAACCATGAGTGGCGATAAACTTAGTCGGAACTGAATTTAAAGTAGTTGTTGCCCCGGTATCTGTCCACGGGCTGACAACACCGCCCCAATCTGTAATTGTTATTCCATTCAAAGTTATACTGGTATTGGCCGTCAACGTTGTAAAGGTTCCTGCGGCCGGAGTACTACCGCCAATAACCGCACCATCTATTGTCCCGCTATTTATATCGTTAAGTGTTACTGAACCAACACTACCCGATTGTGTAACGGTTGAACCCGCGAAGTTTATCGAATTTACTATCCCGACGGGGACTCCGTCATCCTGAATTTCGATAGAACTCCAGCCAGGGACGGCTATCAGCAATATCAAAAAAGTCATTGCTAATATTCGTTTAAACATTTTGCCTCCCTTTCTTTGTTTTATTTTTTAATCATGCGTATAGAGAACGATTAATTTAATCGTTCCGGTTGCCGCTCCAACGCTTGTGGTAATGATAATTTGCCGGTCTGTAGTCGTATCTCCGGGAATGGTTTCATCGATTTCATACATCCGACCGTCAATTGCGTTCATACGAGTAATCAATGCCGCTGCACCGTGGTCAGTCGCCGTAATATATCTGTTATCATCCTCATAATCACCGACAATTAAGGTCGCATTATTCGTTAAATTGTCCGTATCCAGAATCACATCAATAATCTTTGCTCCTTTCGGCAACTTCGGACACATCTCGATAATGGAAGTCGCGGCCAAACCATCGCATTCATAAGAATCATATGCGATTTTTACTCTACCATCAAATAATCCGGGAGCCATACGATTAGCTATATCCGGAGTATCTGATAACGTCTTATTTACTCCTTTAACTGTAGCCATGTTTACCTCCTAATTTTAATCGTTTTGTAAATCTTTGATTATTCCTGACAAGCGATTTCTACGATTCTTTCTTCTTCCAATCTGGTTGCACCAATACTCATAGACATAAAAACTTGCCAAGCATAACATTTATCCGGTCTCTGGTCAGCCCGGCCATTCGGTTCTTTCTGAATGGCTAACTGTATTGCCCATCTATGGTAAGCATAACAAAGACGGTTGCCAGAAACATCGGTTGTTAATCGAGTCATTTTAATAAATTTAAAACCTAACCACGTATCAATTTCACCTTGGACCAGAGCTTTAACGGTATTATAATCAGAACTTGCAACTTCTACCGTTCCTAAAAGGGCAATGATTTGAGATGGTGCGCAAACAAGAAATCTATCCTCTTCCTCAACATCATTGTCATCAAGCAGTTTTTTAGCCGCAAGCATTTTCGCTTTACTTAAATTACTCCCACCAGCTGCTATCTGCATACTGGCATCAAAGGCCTGTGGAGTTGAACCTTCTTTACCCGTATATGCAGTTCCGTTAAATGCTTGAATAATAACATCATCCATTTTCCTACCGGCTGCATAACCAGCACTAATCGAATATTTCCCTTTAGGGTCAATAATCATACAGAGCTGGTCTTCTTGGTCCAAAAGCTTGTTGTGAATAAAATCTCTTTTGGTAATTCGGCGTCTTTTGTGGTCGGCAGTATCGGTAGGAGTATCTTGATTGCGTGAGGTTTTTTCTTCCATTTCATCTTTGCCCAGCTGGTCATAAAACTTAAATTCACCTGTAAAATTAGTATCTACTTCTACGGTATTTCTAAGTTTTGACCCTTTTTGCTGGGCAAGCAACCGGACATTGTCCGTATATTGTTTTACATAAGCTGTGGTTATGTCGCCCATTTGTTCCTCCTGTTCTTAGTTTTAAAGTATTTCCTCTGTAGATTATCCAGGAGAAACCTGGGTCTACCCTTACAGTTTTTTGGGTCTCTGTAAGAGATTGTCCCTTACTTGTGGCTCTCATCAGGGGCCTGGGAGGTTATCCCTAATGAGAGCCGAAATCTATTATTGCTTTGTTGAAGTTACCCCTTCAGCAATTTGATATAAAGTACTCATTTCTTCAACCGCTTCTTTATGTAGTGGACTTGCACCATCATTAAAAGGATGTTTAGGATTTGCGCGGATTTCGGCAATTTTCGCATTTGCAGCCTCTGGTGTCAATCCTCCATATTGACTTTTCCCTCCCGGGCCGAGAACATCCTCACTTAATTTATCGCCTATATTAGCAAACAGTTCTATAATTACAGGGTCATTTCCTAAACCTTTCTCAAGTAAAGGTTTAATTTTCTCTCCCCCGAATTTATTAAGGACCCTTTGTGCTAAAGCAAGTTTAGTATCATAAGTCGTTCCCCATCTTCCACGTAAAGCTGTTTCAGCTTCTTTTCTGGTTTTCTCGTCCGCTTCATCTTGCTGTTTTAAAACGTTAGAAAGTTCGGTTATATACCAACCATGCAACCCTGTGGCCTGCTCAGCAGTTAAACCAAATTGATGTGCTATCCCTTTAAATACTTTTTGAGATGCTTCATCAGAAACAAGACTCGGATGTATATCTTTTGGCAATTCAAAAAGATAGCCATCGGGAGTGTCTGGCCGGCCAAGAGTTTTAAAAAAAGTAGCTTTTTCTTCTTCAGTGGCTTTTGGCCCGGGAATAAGCACCCCTTTAGCATTAATCTTGCTTTCCAGATTAATATAAGACTTTGCTACATCATCAGGAGAAGATTTCTGAAATTTCAACATAGACGGACTGGTTCTAACTTCTTCGGAAAGACTGTTGAAAAAGCCACCACCGGCTGGCGGAGTAGCCGGAGGATCTACTGGCGGGTCTGCCGGCGGATCGCCTACCCCTCCAAAAAAAACTGGTAACATCATAATCATTGCCATTATTTCTGCGTGGGTCTCAGTTGTCCTTGATAGGGCTTCGATTATCCACTTAAACATTTTATTCCTCCTTCCTTTCTTCTGGCTTTTCGGCCAGAGCTGCGATGCCCTCTGGGGACATCATGGTTTCAATATGAAGAAGGACTTGCCTTCTTCCTTCGTTTATTAGAACACTTTCCCTATCTCCCGGGAAATGCGTAGTATCATGCTTAAAACAACGATTTTCCAAATCTTTTAAAACAATCTGACCGGATTCAGTATTAAAAGTCTGCATATATCGCTGTCGCAATTCTTTCTCGCTTATGGGCATATGATTTTCCCTTCATTATAAGCTTTTTTTAATTGTCGTAATATATTGTTAACAGGCCGAACTCTTTCACCGTATATTTTTCGTCCTTCAAGATATAGCCGGCGTGCTATTTTCCTTAATTCCTTTACTTTTGTTTTTCGCATTATATCCCCGCGTCATAGACTTTTCTATAATCCAATTTATGCCTTTTCAATCCTTCTTTTATCAAGTTATATTTCCCTTCTTCATTCCCAAGCAAAGCGTTTAAAATGGCGCGTAATTCCTCTTTTTCTTCTGGTGTAATATTTATTTTCCTCGGCCACTGTTTAATACCTTCATCCAGCCAGGCGCCTTCTATTACAGTAAAATGCTCTTTATCAAAGATATATTTAAGTGCCAATCGGTTCATTTCTGCCAATGAAGGTACTCTATAATTTTTAACTTTTATAAAGAAACTCATTATTTCCCCGCTCCCGCTGGTTGCAAGTTTTTCTCTGTTGCTCCTACTTTCTCGGCTATCTCTGCAGCAACTTTCATATCTGCCTGTTTATCTATTTTAGCTTGCTGTTCAGCTCTCTGTTGCCTGATTATTTCTACTTCTTTTTGGTCTCTTAATATTTCCGGATTATTACCGTTGATGTCCACAACTATATCTATAATTTTATCTCCATCGATTTTATCAAGAACATTCGGTAAAACTCCGGCTACTTGCCCTACAGTAACCAATGTTTTTTCCAATGATACAATTTCCGTAGCCCTTTGGGCTTTTGCCAATAAGGAGATGTAAACTACATCAAATTCTTGCCCTTGAATTGATTCTGGCGGTTCGGGAAGAAAACCGTTTCTAAACAAAATATTAAAGGTACGAATGATAATCGGGTCAAATACTTCTTGAGTAAACCGGCCAACAACAGGCCCCAACAATACCATATTCTCACTTATCCGGCGCTGGACTTCCGGAATAGTCATTTGCTTTGTGATTTGAGAAAATGCTTTAAATAACGGGACAAAAAAGCCTTCTTCAATAGATTCTTTCACATCTCTTATCATATCAATGCCAACAGGAATATTTCCCTTGGTTAGTAATGGTTGCAACGCATCAGATTTTGTTTGCGAATTATAATAATTAAGTCCGGACGGATTAAGATTTAACGGCATTATAAAACCTTGTTGCGGTAACGCTAAGGGTGGGTCTGTTATTTTCATTGCTGCTCTAATTAAGATTTTCTTTTCTGCATTAATCATTTTTATATCAGCCAATACACCCATAGCCGGAGAAAATCCCCACCGCTCGGCAGTATTTTTCCAGAAGCGCCCTACAGCTACCGGGAATTCTTCAAATCCGCTTTCCCTAATAAGGTGTTTGTCCGCAATATTTATCCATTTTGATTCATATGGCATATTTAAAGCATCTTCCTTCCCAGCAACTCTTTTTTCTCTGGGGACAATCCAGTGAAGGATTGCTACTGTTTTATTGAAACTTTTCTCTGCTATAGCTTTTTTGACTGATTGTCCAGCATCATCTCCCCAGCGGTCATAAGCTTGCTGAACGGTATATTCAAATTTTCTAAATATTCTATTGACCCGGCCTTGATAATCTTCCTCAATAAAAATTTCGCCAATAGGAAGCATAGTAAAGCGCACTTTGTCTTGAATGTCTTCTTCTTCAAATATTGCCCCGGTCCCGAAGACTCCAGTATCTTCATAAAACTCTTGCATTATAGAATCAAAATTAGAGGAGTCTAAGGTAGTAAATATTATATCTTCAACATCTTGAAGCCAGACTTTAACGGCTTTTTCAGTCATTAAATTTTTGTCTTTCATCTTCAATCCAAACCATTTTGTGCTGGGATTAGTAAGATGAGAATGAAATCCGGCTGACATTATTTTAAGCGAATTAATCGCTGTATTATCAAATAAATGGTGGAAATCTAAACGGGGATTATTGGTCTTTTTCTCCACTATGTTGGCTTTTTTAGGTAAACAGAAGTTAGCTAAATCTTGCCAATAGCTTGCCCAATTACTTCGGTCTGTTTCAAGTTGCTGTAAGCGCCGTATTGCTTCTTCTGGTGTCATTCTATCACCTTAATGTAATGGGTTTCTAATTCTGTGTAGCCTGTTCGTTTATAAAATCTGTCTAACTGCTCTTTCTTATCATTTGAAATGGCAACCATAATAATCATTTTTATGCCGGCTTCTTTGCATTGATGTTCAAGTTCGTGCAAAAGTTTTAATCCATACCTTCGATAAGGTTTCGAAACAAACCATACAAGCTCTTGAAAAATGCGTTGCTTTTGAACTTGATATTCAACAATTTGTCCAGAGATAACCCCAATCACTTCATTGCTACCGCTATTCTTAACCATTACAATTGTTTCTTTATAATGCTTTTCTATCCCCTGTTGAATTAATTCTTTATCGCATTGTAACCCATAGGCAGCTATTGATTCTTGGTGAAATTCCTCTATGAGTTGCGCCACCCCGGGGAAATCTTCTTGAGTACATAACCGAATTTCCATTATACTCCTATTAATATTTTTTTCGCCAATGTTTCTGATTCAGTAACACCACTGGCTGAGGTTAAAATAGTTTTTGCTCTTCGCCGACGTTTCTCTAAACTTTGCAATCTGGCTCTTTCGGCGGCCTTTTCATCTGCCTCGGCTAATTCAGCAGCAGCTTTTTTCTGAGCTTCAAGTTCTTCTCGCTGTCTAGTTGCGATAGCCGCTTGTTCTCTTTCTGCCGCAGCTCGTCTTTCTTCAGCGGCTGCAGCCATTGCATCTCTTTGCGCCAAAATAGCAGATAAAGCTTTATCTTGCGTAAGAAGAGTTTCTTTTTTAATATCTTCTGCTCTTTGTTCTGCCGCTTTAGTCCGACTTTTAGCGGATTTCCTTAAGGCGCCACCTAATAATCCAGCACCTAAAAGCAACCCAACTGTACTCGTTACAGCCATAACTCGCCTCCTATATAATAGTCTGAGTTTCAGCCATTCGTGGCATTTGTGGATTATAGCCACGCATTAAATCTGCCGTATTGTCCGGCATAGCTGTTCGAGGTAAATCACGCACATCTGCATTATCAATTGGCGCTTCCCCTATTTGTTCGTGCATAGCCAGAGCATCAATGACATCAACAAAGAGACTTTTAAATCCTTCCCGGGTAACTCCGTCAAGTTCTGATTCCAATTCTCCAAGCCAAGGCGCACTTTCCGGATGCCATACAGTATGAGCCGCATATCTAGGCCCCAACATTTTCACTCTTTCGAGTTTCGACCCTTTCTTTGCATGTTCAATTTCTTTAATCGCAAAAAACTGATTCCGCTTTGACATTTCTTTGAAAATAAAAGGTTCTAATATGGTTTTAAATTCCCCTTTTTCAATCCCGAATTCAGTTATTCTCCAAAGCTTCACTACTTCAAACATTTGATTAATGGTTTCAACTGAATCCCAACGGCCATAACGAATATCCAACAAGAACCAGTGATTATTCTTGTCTATGCCATTAACAACTATCGACCGAAGACATGAACCTGGGTCTTTTGAATAAGCTGGGTCAAGCGTAGCATTAACATTGCATGCTCCCCTGATTTGCATAGCCAAGCTCGGAACATAATATCTTCTATCTGCTTTTTTAAATGTCTTCGTTTCTTCAGAAGTTGATAAACACATCTTTTCTTCAAGCCAGATATTTAATAGCCCTTGACGCCTGAATTGCTCTCTTTGTGTATGGATTTCTTCAAGAGTATATTTCGCTGGCCATGCACTTTCTTCCTTTTCATCGACTAATTTAATTGCTGAAATTCTGCGACATTTAAAATTCAGGTCATCTTTTGCATTAAAAACACGTTCAACGATACATTTCTCCCCAAGGTTATTACCAATTAAGAATATCCGACTATGCTTTCCCAGAAAATATACATCAGACATAAACCACTTCCAATCTGATTCAGGAACTGATTCGCCTTTCATTTCGTCCCGGTCCTGTAAATCATCACAAATGACTATCTTTGGCCGGCGCTCTTTATGAGATAAGCCGCGAATTGAAGAACCCTTGCCATATGCTTCAATCCGAACATTGATAACTTCCCCCTTAGAATCTGTGCAATCAACACTAAAAACACTTGCTGATTGTTCTTGAACTTTGATTTTGTTGGGTGAGATAAGTCCATTAGTGAGATATTCTGTCTCAATCTCTTTGAGCTTATTTTGCGCCAGAGTAGCGTTGTTTTTGATAAGAACGATATAATCACGTTCTTTAGAAGGAAAAGTCAAACAATAAAGAGGAAATGCTCGGAGGACATATTGTGTTTTGGCGCTTTCACGGAAACCCTGGATTGCTTCATTTTCAGATTCATTAAGAAGCATGTTAGACCAGTCTTGATGATAAGGCGCCGATTCAACTTCATGAGACGGGTCACTTTCGAGTAGAAAGTGCCGATAATTGATTAAATTTTCTTTTGATTTTCGGTATAACTCAATTATTTTTTCTTGATTGTGTTCGGACATACAGCGTTCTCCAGTTTCTTCAATGCGCCTGCAAGTAGCCGCTTTGTCCCATCATCAAAAGAATGTTCGGTTTTATCTTTTAGTTGCCCCTTAATTTTCAAACTCAATTCTAATGCTTTTAACTGAACGTACAAATCTTCAACTTCAAGAAATTCATTTGAGATGACTTCGTCCGGAGAGAGTTTTTCTGTTTTGCCTTTGTCATCTTTTTTATACTGATGAAGATACCCAACGACTTTTTTAGCAGCTCTTAACTTTTTTAGAAGTTCAATATCTTCTTCAAGGCCTAAACCCATTTGATCCATAAGTTCAGACATACTAATGCCAAGTTTTGCCAAATTTTCTGAAGCAATATTTCTCGCAGATAATCTATCTTTGCAATCATATGCACGCATCGCCGCTTCAGTAGGCAATCCGGTAGCGATTAATTCTTTAAAAAAATGTCGTTGCTTTAATGTCATTTCACTTAAATCTTTCATCAAAGCTCCTTTCAAATCAATATAACTATACACATACAATAGATAATTTGTCAAGAAAATAAAAAAAGGCCAGAAATTTCTTCCTGGCCTTGAGAAGCTAATCTGTTAGTGAATTTATTCTTTTTTCGGTTCGGCTATTTTTTTATCTTTCCCAATATTTGTTTCAGCAGCGGGTAATTTTTCCGCGTTTAATTTTTCCAATATATCATTATAAGCCGCAATAATGCCTTGCCGCTGATATATTTCGACGGTAGCCCGTTCAACTGCTTGCAGGTGAGCATCCTTCTCGGCTAATCGCTGCTGAATTATTTGCTGCTGTTTTTCGATTTCCTGTTTTACTGTTTGCGGTTCTAAAGCAAAAACTGACATAGCAGTTAAAATCAATAAACCGCAAAAGATAGCTACTAATAAGAATTTGTTCATAGTTTATTCACCTCCTTTTGATTTAATTTCCCCTTTTTCTTCTTTTACCTCCTCAAAATAAATCCTTGCACCGGCCGGCAAGGTAATCCAGGTTTCCTGATCTAAACTAAAACGCACAGAAACATCTAATGTGAGATATTCCCCTCCATATAACCATGTAAAAATAGGTTTGCTTAAAGCGGATTCTTCGTTAGTTCTCTTAGATAAGTCAATCCTTGTATCTTCTTTGGCATTTTTAAAAAAACGTTCCGGCACAAAAGTCTCTAAAATAGCCAAACCCATATCTTCACTCCATACTACACCCATACTAGAAAATAAAAAAACTACGGTAGAGAAATCCCTAATTTCTATGCTATTCATACTTCTCAAATCATCGGCCGTTATAACACACATCTCTTCCCCGTTGATAGTAAAAGTTATACTTTCGCTTTCCGGTATTCTTAACTCACTATCTGAGGACATTATAGAATGATCTATTGATGCCGGCAATGCACTCCAATTTTTTTTATCTCCAACCGGTTCATCCATGTTTGGCATTGGAATATTCGTCCAATCTCCTTCATCATTAAGCCACAATTCATTTTGTCTCTGTCTTTGAACTCTCTCATCTTCTTTCGCTAATACTATCCACTGACAAACCATTGCTATCAGACAAACGATTAATAAAGAACCTAAAATCTTTTTCATTATTTCCCCCTTCCTCTTAAACGCCGCAATATCTGCATAACAGCACTTTCAATTAAGAAAATTCCCAGTAACAAAATGTATTCCATAAGCACCCCCTATTCATTCAATTTTCCTTTTTTCTATTATCTCACCTTTTTTGATCCAGATTTCTTTAGAGTCCGCATATTTAATTTTAAATTTTTTAATATCTTCTATCGTTTCCTTGGGCGGTTCGGAAGTAAAAATACTTATAAAAACAGTTCTAAGTTTATGAGAATATGCAAATAAATCAAATGGATATGGAAAAGGACCAACAAGATAACCCTGGACTTCAAGTTCATCTTCAATATCATTCAATAAATCTATATTACTATATGTTTCAAAATCCATTGCTTAACCTCGTTTTCTATACTTCCTCTACTAAAATTTTATAGCAATGATACATCAGTTTTCTTTTTATAATATATGTCTTGTCGTTTTTGCGAGTATAGGGATTTTTTACATCAATTACTCGGACATTGCCTTGATAATCAGTGATAGCGAAATCAGCAAAATAAGCAACCTCTCTAAATTTATCGTTCTTAGGGATAAGTTCATATTTTAACTGACACTTAATATGCTTTATCTTACCGGCCTGTTTTTCAGAAAGCAAGAAGATATAATAATCCCGTTCTTTTTTACTATAAAAAGTTAATCCCTTAAATTGAACTTTAGTGTTTAGGTATTTTGCTCTTTTAAATCTTGGCATTTTCTCTCCTTTTGTTTACGCGATGGACATATTATTTTAACTCCTTCCGTTTATTTGAGACTACCACTCTGCATCGAATTGGATTTCCTCTAACCCAAAACTTTTTGCTTTGGCTAATAAGCATTTATCTTGTTGCGTTTCCAAAAAATATTCCCTTCCCGTTGATGGACAAACACAATGCAAATATTTAAATGGAGAATTATATCCAGATATATTAAAACTAACTATTTCCATTTTATTTTTATAATTATCCACGGCTGCATCTAAGACTTGATAATTAGGTAATGACTTCATCTTAATTTTATTCATTTTTTGATATGCTATTCGTCGCTGTTCAATATTTTCTATCAGAAATACTTCCTCGGCAGTTAACATATCTTTTCTTATTTTGTCAAATAGTTCTTTAGGGAAATTAATATTTTCAATTTGATAAACAATATTTCCTTCTCTGGATAGTAACCATTCAGAACTATTATTCGATAAATGCCAGCGATTTTTATGATTGTTTTTCCATAACTTTCTTTCCGTAGCTATATTTAATTTGCTGTAGATATACAAATCCCCGCCGACACTCTTGAGGTTTGGTAAAGAGACGTTGCTGTAGATAGACAA